CTGGTCCTCGGGCAGCGGCACGAGCTTGTCGGCATTTTTGATCCCGAGGACTTCGAGCATCCCCCGGTGAAGCTGCGGCAGGTTGTAGATGTCCGGCGCGGTCTGGGAAAGCTGGATGACGGCTTGGTACTGCACCAGCCGCTGGCTCATGGTTGCCGCGTTGGGGTCCGAGACCGGGATCACCTCGACGATGTCGTAGTCCGACTTCTTGACGCGGCGCATGTCGCCATCGTCCTTGTCCGCGTCGGGCTCGTAGCTGTACTCGTCGTCCGTGTAGTCGCGGATGATGCCCTTGAGAAGCTGAAGCTCTTGCTTCAAGGCGTAGTGCACACGGGCCTGCACCGCCGTCAGCACTTTCAACTGCCGCTCCAGCAGGGCCAGCGTTGTGCCCACCGGTGCCTGCGCGGACATGTCCGAGACCTTCACGTCTGCCGTGGCGGCGAACCGGCGGCCTTCCTCGACCACCGTGTTCAGGAGGTTGTACAGCGTGGCGCTGGGCTCCTTGTACGGCAGCGGGAGGATGTTGTCGCGCAGCGCGCCAGAGCCAATATCGACATCCCTAAATTCGCCGGGCGCGATCGGGGTGTCGTCGCCTTTGATCCGCAAACCACGGGACTTCAGGCCCCCGGGTAGGTTGCTCAGGGTGCCCGCGTCGATCAATTGACGCATCAGGCTGGTAGCCGAGTTGGCGAAGCCCCCGATCAGATGGAACAGGCCAAAGCCGTAGGCACCGAAGCCGGGGATGTATTGGTAGTGGACGAAGTGCTGGCGCTTGAGGTGAAGCTCGTCGTCTTCCTTCCAGTTGCGACGAATCGCCAGCACGGTGTTCGTGCCACGGATGAACGTCACCACGTACGGCAGCGCAATGCCTGCGGGCTCGCCGTCTTCATCGCGGATGCACAGCGGGTCTTCCTTGATGCACAGGTCTACGTGCGACTCGATCAGCGTGAACCGATCGTCGTTGAGGTCCGCGAACCCCGTCTCTTTGTCCTTGGCTTGGTTGATCGCGTCGATGTGCTTGTCGGGCGTGCCGATATCGCAGTCGCGATAGAAGCCTGCCGCTTGCAGCTTCTTGATGTCGTTCTCGGTCTTGCGCATCACGTGCGATACGCGGTAGCAAGTCATTATGTCCGACGTGCCGTATGGCAGCAGGATGTCCTCTGCCGGGATGAACATCGACACCTGACGGCCAAGGTTCGGATCGAAATAGACTTTTTTAAATGCAGACCCCGTGGCAGGCAGTGACCACAGCATCCGCTCGTGCTCCGGGCGGAACTCCTGCATCTTCTCGGTCAACTGGTAGTTCATGTCCTCTTGGACGCGCACTGCCACTTCTTGCTTGGCCGGGGTCTGCTTGCCCACGATCTTGGTCTTGACCGGGCCCTGCGCAGGGAACGTTTCAGTAATCGTTTCACTCTGGAACTTCACCACCGCTTCGGTGAGCATCGGATGGAACACGCCCGACGCGCCGTCCCACGGCTCCGTGCGCTCCTCGATTTGCAGCCCCAGCAGCTTCAACCCCGTGACATACGCCTTCTCCCACTCCTTGCGGGAGTTCTTGTCGTTGTCGATGTCGCTGGCCAAATCACTGGCCATCGTCTGGATCGCGCCTTCGTCTAGGAACTCGGCAAGGTTGGCGTCAAAGTCTTCGACGGATGGCTCTTGCTTCTCGATGTCGATCTCCAGATCGCCCGCCTCGATGTGCACTGCCTCCGGGTCCACGATCTCGATTTCAATCGGCTCGATGCCTTCGGCATCGTCGGCTATGCCAACGGGGGATTGAAACAGTGCCTTGTCGATGTTGGTAGCCATCTTGTGTCCTTAGTAATAAGCCGCGCGTCGCCGCTGAAAAAAGCGGTCTTCCTGCTCGTCGGTATCCAGACTGATGAACCCGCCTTGGCGGTAACGCAGCAGGGCCTGCGTTGTCGTGTCCACAAAGTCGTCGTGCTCGCCAACAGGAAAAGACGCCACTTCCTCAATCACTTCACGCGCCCAGCGCGTGTCCGGTGCCCACACTTTCCCAGACGTGAAGAGGTCTGCGACTGCATTGAGCCGCACCATTTTGTCATTTCCCCGGCTCGGTGAAAACTCCTGCACCGGGATGCCCATCGCCCGAAGCTCTTGGATCAGCGGCGCGCCAGCGGCCTTCTTTTCCACGATGAACGCGTCGGGGTCCCATTCCTTGTAATGCTTGTGCGCCGTTTCCTTCAACTCCGGAAACGCCATGCGCGCCTTGAAAGCATCCAAAAGGATTACCTGCGGGCTGTTGCCTTCTTCCTCGTTGTACCAAACGCCCCACGTTGTACAGGCGCTGTAGTCGGAGTTGTTCTTGGTCTCGAACGCCGTGTCCCATGACTGGATCACGTAGTCGCAAGGTGGTGGGTCCTCGCCCTCCCAGATGCGCCAGTGCTTCCTGCTGACGATCGCGCTGTTGTCGCTCGTGGGCTGCTGCATGTACTGGGCGTTCCAGTACTTGGGGTCCAAGCTGGCCTTGGTTGCCTTGAGTGAGGAGAGCGGCCACTGCTCGGGCCACAGGCTCTTCTCGTTCTCGGTGCCTTCGTTGAGGATCGCAGGCAGTTCGACGATCTCCCACGGGATGCTCTCGGGGTTCTTGATCTGGTAGTCGATCAGCTTGCCTGTGAGGTCCAAGAGGGACCAGCGCGTCATGATGACAATGATTGCGCCCCCCGGCATCAGGCGCTGCAAGGGGCCTGTCTGGAACCACGACCACGCGGTGTCGAACGCAAGGCGGCTGTTTGTTTTAACGTCTTGTTCGCTATGGGGGTCATCAATAACAAATAGGTCAGCGCCACGACCAGCAAGAGCACCGCCTACACCGGCGGCGTAGTATTGACCCCCTACGCTGGTACTCCACTTGCCCGCAGCTTTTTGATCGTCTGCGACGACGGTGGCGGGGAAGATTTCACGGTACTCCTCCGTATCCAGCAAGTTTCGGATGCGCCGACCGAAGTCCTCGGACAGGCCCGCCGTGTGCGTGCCCATGATGATCTTCTTTTGGGGGTACTTGCCGAGGAAATACGCTGGGAACAAGTAGGAGGAGAACTCGGACTTGCCCATGCGAGGGGCAATATTAATTATGACCCTCTTCTTTTTTCCTTCAATCACGTCCGTGAAGATTTTGGCCAGCTTCTTGTGGTGCGGCCCGATCTTGAAGCCCGGATACACCGACGTGGCAAAGCCCAGCATGTTGTCTTGGGCCGCCGCAAGGCGGGCGCGCTTCTCGCGCTCCTCCAAGTCCTGAAGAAGCTCAGCCTTCTCCGCCGCACTCATGTGCGGGAGCGCCTTTTGGAGCGCTTCAAGCTCCAGTTTGGTCAGGCTGGTCAGGGTTTTCACCTATATCCGTCACGTTTTCGTCGATTTCTGCGCCAGATTCGCCCGACGTGTCTAATTTTTCGGGTTCCGTATACACATCGACCACGTCGATCACGCCCATGAACTTGCCCAGCTTCTCCTTGATGCGCGCATCGAGTTCGGCGTCGCTGGCGGGGGCCGTTTTGACCTGAATCTGCTCGGTGAACAGGCCCACCTCGGTGACTTTGCCCAGCAACTGGAGCGCTTTGAGGCGAATGTTGGGGTTGGTGTTGGTCGTTTCCTCAACGATCTTGGCCACCGTGTAGCCGCGAAGCTCCTTGGCCTGCTCGATGAACTCCCAGTCGTAGGCGGTGAGCATGCCCGTGATGTGGCGCACGGCCTCGGGAGTCTTCAAGGTGGCGATGGCCGCCTTTTGCTCCAGCGTGTCCGTCTGGGTGGTCAGGGCCCCGAACGCTTTTCTGGCGTGGGCCTTCTCGATCTGGGCGTCCACCTCTTCGTCTGGAGGCGCGCCAATTTCTTCCAGCCAGTCGGACGTGGCGATCTTGGCCGACAGCAAATCCTGCACGCTGGCGTCATCCAGCGCTGTCATGGGCCCGGGCGGTGATACTTCCGGATTAAAGTGCACCAAGTGTTCCAGCATTTTGCGTAGGTAGGCGCAGGGCCTTGTAACCTCGTTGCCCGAAATGTACACTGCTTCTCGACGGCTGCGCAAGCGGTTGTCATTGCTATCTCCATTGCTTCGCCCCCGGTGTAACAGCCGGGGGCTTTTTTGTGTCTGGCGTTTGACACAGGTTTTCCGGATTTTTTGAAAAATTTTGGCGTGGGGGCCAAA